CAACTTTACGTTTAATCTCCACTCGATTATGGAGAACAATAAAATCTGGTATAGTAGATACTCTATACTCCTTAATAATATCTTTATTCGTATCAAAGTCTATATAACATACAATTTTATCTTTTAAAATATCATCTCCTGTCATTTCACTCTTAAATTTATTGCAATACTTGCACCAGTCTGCCGTAAATACTATTAGAATATCTTTTTTTGATGATTCTGACAGGGCCACAGCATCAACCAGACTATCTAAATATATGGTATCATCGCACAGAGCGTTTAATGGAAATAAGAACACTAGTATTAGATATAAAATTTTCATTTCTTAGCACCTATAACTCTACCTTTAGGAGTGCGACAAGCAAAACCTTCTCTAAGTAGAAATGGCTCAATACTATTCTCAATAGTTTCAATAGCAATACCAGACAACGACGAAATACTTTTCAAGCCTAGTGGATTACCTCTTGCTTTAGTCAAAACTTCTAAATAAAGTCTATCATAAATATCTAAACCATCTTTATCAATACCCTGACTACTAAAAACTTCATCAACTGATAAGATTTTATCCTTATAAAAGGATACATAATTTTTATACCACTGCAATCTAGCATTTAAAATTCGTGGAGTACCTTTACTACGTCTAGCAATTTCAATCAGATCATCTTCTTCTATCATTAGTCCGAGTTTATCAGCGTTCAATCCTGCTAGTTTTGCTAACTCATCCACGGTATAAAAAGACAAATGTTCTTTCATTTGAAAACGATCATAAAATGGTTGACTTAAACAACCACCACTTGTCGTAGCACCAACTAATGTAAATGCTGGAATATCAATAGTCTCTACGGTATTTTCAACAGTGATTGTAATCTTAAAATCTTCCATTACTGGATATAAGAATTCTTCTACAATCTTTGGCAAGCGATGAATCTCATCAATAAATAATACTGATCTTGGAGCAAGACCCATAATATATGGAAGAATATTTTTAATACTGCGAATAGATGCTGCGTTCACAGTGTAGAGATTCACGGTCAGTTCTGTTGCTATAGCACTCGCTATGGTCGTTTTACCAAGGCCAGGAGGCCCATCAATTAAAACATGGGGTAGCACACCACCATTGTTAAGACAGCCATGCACCAGAATACGAAGTCTATCAACAACCGCCGACTGACCAATAATATCATCAAATTTAGATGGACGAATTGACATAGGTTCTCCAATTATTTATTGTTATCTTGATCTACTACCCAAAATATAAAATCGTTTTTTTCACTATCAAAAGCACTATCTATCAAGCCATCATTAACTAATTTAGCAAGTATGTTGCTAACCATTCTGCTATTGAACGATTCTAAAATTTCACTAAGAATCATATCATTAACAAAATAACTTTCCTGTTTGGTTTTTTTACTAACTTTAATCCTAATATGATTTTTTGCAATCACCACACACTCATCATAAGTTAAGATTCTATCCAATTCGTCTTTATCTTTTGGTGCTAATTCAGACAAAGTATGAGTTAGATCATCATCTGCTGTTTCATTAATTTCTCCAAAAGACTTGAATACAAGTTCTCTAGCATGATTGATAAATCCAACCAGATCTTTTATTTGATACCAACTTTTTTCATTCATCGTAATACCTAATTAAGAATATCATATAATCCTCTATAGTAAGATGGCTGACTAATAAAATGAATAGCATGATTCTCTAAATGTTTGATATAACTCATTTGAATTGGATTATAAACAAAATATTTCATCTTCCATACGCCCTCATTAAAATGATTGTTCCCCAAATACAGGGGAGGGTTTAAGCCACCCGCTGTATTGGGGATCAAATCATTCACAGGAAACGAAACACTAACAGGAAGATTGTCTATTTGACTAATTACATCTTTGATCCATTCGCTAAATCCCCAAAAGTTATTTAGATTGCCCACATCAATCTTGAAGTAGTGCTTTTTAATATGCTCTCCTTCAATATCTTCTGGCTCATCGGAATCGTTTGGAAATTTATTCATAATAAAAGATGGCGAGGGAATCGAACCCCCTCACATAGCGTATGAATCTAAAGATACCAGAGGCTATGATCTTAGTCACCAGACTACCATACTTAAAGATCAACTATAGAAACCGTAACCGTCAGTATCCTCGTCCTCATCATCTTCATAGTAAGCAGCGTCTACATCTTCCTCATCATCATTCCAGTTCCAATCATAATCGTTGGAATAATCCTCATCCTCATCCGTATAATCATCCTCAGCAAAATTGGCAGAATAAAGAGGCTTTAGAAGTTCGCCTTGATATTCACCAACTACAAGATATTCGCATGTGCGAAGTTTCTCACAATTACAATCAGTTGGTACACTCACAACATCCTTGGGATTAATCTTAACTATAATAATCTTATCGCCAGCCTCAAGACTACCATAACTAGCAACATAATTTAATGCACCAGCGTGAAGTCCATCAGAACAACCACGACTACGATTATCATCAACCTTTGCCCTGGTCATCTTACAAACATTACCAACGCTATTGTCAAATACTCCACGATACTTATCCTTGTAGTCACTCCTGACTGCCTTATAAGCAAGGAAGTAACCATCCTCAGTGATAGGCAGATGCTCATGCTCAAGGAAATCATAAAGTTCCTTTTGACTCTGCATACTAGGATTCTCCATAAGATTATGAAGAAAGTTAACAAGAGGATAGAACGGTAGACCCTTGCTCATAAACTCAAGAATACGCTTGCTGATACTACCATGAACTTCCTCGCTCTCATACAAAACCTTACCATTCTTGATCTCCACAAGACCATCACTGAAAGTAGAGACAGCCTTTTCAATATCCACAATCTCCAACAGTTCATCTGCTGTTGCTGTTGGCAACGCTTCCAGAATCATCTTATAATTAATATGATCCGGCAAAACCTGATAGGTTCTATTATTAAGAACCAGTGTCAGATTACCATCAACCCACATAAACGGAACGCTCATTGTTTAATCTCCTGTGAAAAATTAAATTACTTAATCAAACTACTCAATTGCTTCTTGAATGACTCCACATCATTCAACTGATTATACCAATCGCCACTTTTGCCACCATAATAACCACGACGATCATCAATCTGCAAAAGAGGATTAGTATCCTTCTTTAGTTCTCTCAGATTGCCTGTTACTTGGGTGCTACCAACAATATACTTCAACATCGGGTTGCTGTCAACTGCTTCTTTAAGAGTTTTTCTAAGATTGTCAATTGAAGGCAGACTAATACTATTGCTAGTTGATGTTTTAATATATTTTGTATATTTATTATCAACACCGTACAAATTGGTCAACATTTGAACCAGACTATTATATAGTACATTAGTCTCTCTGACCAACTGACTATTAACACCATTGATGCCAAGATCATTTAGCAGTTTACTCATATGACCAAAATAATCGTTAGCCTTAAATCGTTCAATATCAAAAGTTGATCTATGAACAGTATCACTAAAGAACTCCATAATCATGCAGTGGTCGATAGCCTTAACCAGCGTAGCATTATTAATTTGACTACCATAATCAAGACCAAAGATATTTAGAATATGGAAAAGAATCTGACGATCAACATAACCATGATGAAAATATTTATATTGATTAGGCTGATCGTCTTTACCATATTCTTTCCGACAATATTCAACAAGACCATTAAATTGTGATACAGTATCAAACTTCTTGGTCTTAATTTTCTTTAGACGATCCACCATGAAATCATTAAACGGTACAAGATTATAGCCTTCCTTGGTTAATTTTTCCACAAAGTTATGCTTAATTGCATAGATATTTGTATTACCAATAAGTTGCTTTGCATTATCATCTGAAAGGTAGTAAAATATTGCACTAACTTCTGGAATATCTTGATTCTGCACGGTCTTATATCTAAGAATTGGCACATAAACAATAGAATCTTCCTCAAGCATATCATCAAGACGAGATTCACTCATCTCTCTCATGTGTGAGGTATCATTATAGCCAATACTAAGAGCAGTAGTATCCTTATGATTTCCAATGATTAGGAAAGCATCCTGACTACTAACACTACCCTGACTACTTCTAGTGCTATTCTTGCGTGGATTATTGTTCTTGAGCAAATCCTTATAGTCAGAAACCATGAGGATATTTTCTGATCCAACATCATTAATCAGATCATCAAAACCCTCATCACTCTTGGTGTAGTCCTTAGTATCAATCATCAGATAAGCAAAGCAATCGTTCTGGTTACAATAACGAGTAACAATCTTCTTTGCTGTTTCTTCTGTCTTAATATCACACTGGAAGAAAGCCATCTTGCCATTCTTCTTCTGACTATTCCAATACTGATAGCCTTTACCAGTCAGAGTTTCGTGATGAATCTTATCTGTCTGATAAACTAAACGACGAGAACGATAGCCAGTGCTTCTGTAGTTAAAAACGTACAGACTCTTTCCGGCCTTGATCTTATATTCCAAGTCCTCACCACTGTTGATATTGTGGGTCTTATTATTAGAGTCTGTCCATGTTGCACCCACTCCCCAACCACCAGCAAGATCATTCATTGTATAATATGTAGCAATTGCTTCTACCTTAGTTTTAGCAGCAGCAATCTTCTTGCTGAACATTTCCTTCATTTCGAGGAAAATATCCTGAGTCTTATCACGCAGAGTTTTAACTACTGCTTTGGTATACTGCAATCCTTCACGGCTAACATCCATCTCCAAATCACCAATACCAAAGTCAAGTTCAAGATAAAGACCCTGACCAATGATTTCTCCCACAAAAGCCTTCCATGAAGCAATATCTGCCTTATTGAAAGCACGATTCCACTTGGCAATATGATCTGGAGTTTCTTGCTTATCTTCACCAATAAGATGAGAGGTAACTACCGGATAAGCAATATTACCCATGATAGCAACAACACCACTATCAATACGATGATATTGGGTGGGAAACAGATTGTTATTAACTCTGCAAACTC